GTGGAAAGCTTTGAGATGCTGGCCTACGAGAATCCTCCGAAGATTACCATCAGCGAGAATCCCATTAATGTCTATTGTCTGACCAACTGTGTAATCGACGAGGACTCCCTGGAGAACAAGAAACCGCTGAAGGCTTCGCAATTCAGGAAAATCGACGGTACCATCACCCTGCTGATGACCATCGGACAGCTTTACAGCTATGAGCGATGACGGGAAATTGCGGAAAACGGGGTCAAAAATGGCCAAAAAGCCACCTTACTTATACCTTACTTATACTTACTTATACCGCCTTTTTAGTGAACATCCGTTAAATAATAGGCTCTTTTTCGCTCAAGGGTAAAACTTAGTTAATTTTCTGCGGTCGAAAATGCCACAAAAACGTGTCAAAACGGGCAGAATTACACAAAAGTCTACAAAAGTAAACAGAAGTAAACACAATTACCACTCTTTTGCCCTGTTGCAAGGGCTTGTCGGTATGGCTAAATTTGTAGGAAACATTGATAGACATGTCGAACTTAATTAGTAGTTTTTTCAGAATATTCAGACGTAGCGCTGGTGATAGCGCTGCAGCTGTGTCAAGACGTACATACTCGGGGCCGGGCATGTACGTCTTTGCGCCATCCAAGGAACAGGCGCTTGGCATAGCAGCGGTGTATCGCTGTGTGCAGCTGCTAAGTGACAGCGTGGCCGGTCTTCAGCTTCAGTATCTCAGACGCAAGGACGACCGCTATCTGGAGGATGAAGGCAGCGCCTTCCACTATCTGCTGTCGGTGCAGCCACAGCCCGAGATGTCAATCTTTGATTTTTGGTCGGAGGCCGTTAAACAGATACTTCTCGACGGCAATGCCTACATCTATCCGCGCAGGGTGCTCGGAGAAGTCACCGACCTGGTGCTTTGTCACCGTAATACGGTGGCGCATGACGTGCTCAACGGCAAATACACCATCTGTGACCCGTACAACGCAGTATATGGCACCTTCGGCGAATCGGAGATCATTCACCTGTACATACACTCATCGGATGGCCGACATGGAGAGAGTGTCATCAGCCATGCACGACGTACACTCACGATAGCTGCAGCCGGAGACGACGAGACAGCTAACCGATTTGCCAATGGTGGTAATGTGCGAGGTATTGTCAGCAACGACAAGAGTGCTGTGGGCTTCGGCGAGTATCAGGATGACGAGCTCGAGAAGACAGCAACGGACATCGACGGGAAATTCCGCAGCGGTGACCGCATAGTCAGCCTGCCGGGGCAGGTGGACTTCAAGCAGATTTCTCTGAGTTCTACTGACATGCAGTTCCTTGAGAGCCGTAAGTTTACGGTCCGCGAGGTGTGCAGGTTCTTCGGCGTCCATCCTTCGTTTGTGTTTGATGATACATCGACCAACTATAAGTCGGCAGAGTCCGCCAACGTGGCGTTCCTGTCAATGACACTTGACCCGATACTCAAACGCATCGAGGCCGAGTTCACCAGAAAGCTTATTCCGCAGTCATTGTGCTGCAAGCGCATATTCCGCTTTGACCGCCGCGGAGTCTACTCACTGGACCTCGAAGCAAAGGCGGACTATCAGAAGAAGACCATTGAGAGCGGCGTCTACACCGTCAATGACTGGCGCCACTTTGAGAATCAGCCGTCAGTGGAAGGTGGTGACACTGTTTACGTATCGACTAATCTGGCGCCACTGGGCAGCAACAAGCTGGCCGGAGGAAACGCAGAGTAATTATATATTTACAGCAAGTTAAGGTATGAAGAAGAAAAGAACGATTGGACTGAGCGCGGGTCTGAGAATCCGCGAAGCCGCCGACGGTGGCGAAAGTCGCACCATCGAAGGCTACGCGCTGAAGTTCGGTGTGCGCAGTCGTCTTTTATGCGATTGGTGGGATAACTACTATGAGGTGCTGGAGCCCGGATGCCTGACACGCGAGACACTGGATGCCTGTGACATCAAGTTGACCATGTTCCATGACCGTCAGCTGGTGCTGGCGCGCAGTAACAAGGGCAAAGGCACTCTGAACTACGAGGTGGACAAGGTCGGTGTCAAGTTCTGGGCCGAGATGCCCAACACTGTCGACGGTGACAAGGCACTTGAACTGGTGCAGCGTGGCGACCTCGATGGCTGCTCTTTCATCTACAGCACCGACGAGGAGGACTCCGAGAACGCTGTCAGCTATGAAAAGCTTGACGAGAAGGACGAATACGGAAACAACGTATTGCTCCGCCACGTGAAACGCATAGACGCTGTCTACGACTTTACCATCACTCCGGATCCTGCCTTCGAGCAGACGGAGGTAACACGCCGAGAGGTGGAAAACGCGGGAGTGAAACTCCCGGGCGGAAAGCCGTCAGAAGATGAGCGTGAGATTGACTACGACAAGAAGCGCGAGGCGCTGAAGGCCGTCTATGAGAGAATTAACCACACCGTTTAGGTGGATAATTAGTTGAATTAATTCCATAGAAAAACATGGGAAAGTTTAATTTTCGTGAAACCTGCGAACGCATTGAAGCTATCAAGGGTCGCCTGAACGAGATGGCGGAGAATCTCGAAAGTGACAAGACACGCGAGTCGTTCACTCCGGCAGAGCAGAGTGAGCAGAAGGCTCTCTATCGTGAGCTTGACATCCTTGGGATGAAACTTAAAGCTAACACTACTACCGTTGAGGTCAATCGTCGTGAGGACATTGCGGAGGCGGACAAGCAGATTCGTGAGTGTATCGCATCAGGCAAGCGCTTCGAGTTGAAGATTGCCCGCGACTTCGCAGGCAATACTTCCGGCTATTCTGACCCGGCGTCAAGCACACTGCCGTCGCCTGTTACAATGGGTGACATCGTGAAGCCACTCTACGCTAAGACCATTCTGCCGTCTATCGGCGCTCCTTTGCTTACAGGCTTGAAGGGCAACTACACATGGCCTATCGTGGAGGCATTCGAAGCAACAGTCAATGGTGAGGCCGTTGAACTTGGCGACACTAAGATTCCTGTCAGCAAACTTACAGCTAAGCCTGAGCGCATCGGTGTGGCAGTGCCTATCACACGTGAGGCTCTCAACGAGACAGACGACCTCTTGCAGACTATCTGTACTAAGTACTTGCCGGTGGCAGCAGCAGCTCTCATCAACAAGATCATGTTCAGCTCTACAAAGGTCAACGGCGCTACAAGTCTTGTAGGTCCGTTCGTGAACCTCAAGGCAGCACGCAAGAAGACATACGCGGGCGACGCTCCTGAGCTTAAAGACCTTCTCGCTTTGAAGAGCTTGGTTCTTGGCGCTAACATCGTGCCGGAGGGCTTGTGCTACGTGATGACCGAGACTACAAAGGCGTACCTCGAGGCTACTCCTAAGTGGGACGGCGCTTCCGCAGCAGTGGTAGACGAGAACGGTAAGATTAACGGGGTACCAGTATTCTGTTCTTCTTACGTGAACGAGGGCGATGTTCTCTTCGGCTCGTTCAAGTACGCTCCGGTGGGTCTCTTCGGTGACCTTAACATCATCGTTGACCCGTACACACAGGCACGTAAGAACGCCATCGACTTCGTACTCAACGCGGACTACGCTATCAGCGTACTTCGTGAGGAGGCATTCGCAATGCTTAGCAAGGCAGGCGCATAAGAGAGTGATATATCATAAATTCGGTTAATTGTAGATGATTATGGCAGCAGTGAGTTTGGAACTGTTCAAGAAACACGTGAGAGCTGACGACTTCGCCGATGACGACGAGTATCTGAGTCATCTGCTGGAGACGGCAACAAGCACAGTTGTTAACGCGACTAACAGGAGTGAAGAGGAATTGACGGAGATGGGAGGCGGTGAATTTCCGGCGCCGCTGAAGCACGCCGTCATGATGATTGGAGCGCACTGGTACAACCAGCGCGAGAGTGTTAGCACGACACAGATGCATGCAGTCCCCGACTCATTGCAGGCCTTAATCAAACCTTACAGGAGATTGACGACAGATGCAGGCAGGACGGATGAAATACAGACTGAGGATTCTGAAACCTGAGACGGAGCAGGACAACTTCGGCTCGAAGAAAACAGTATACGTCGAGCAGGGGTGGTCTACGCCGAGCGGGTCAAGCAGAGCGGCAGCCGAAGTGAGGAGGTCGCTGAGCACTTTCCTAACTTCAGCGCGGAGTTCAACATCCGGGACATTCACCCGATAGACAACAACTGGAGGGTGGAGCAGTTGGGCGGTTATCTGTACACGGTGACTAACATCATGCCCAATCTCGACAGAGGCTACAAGACACTGATCTGTGAACGCGTAAACGAGTAACCGCATGGAGACGACATACACGGGCAAGGAATGGACGGCGCTGCTGAAGAACCTGAGCAACCGTGAGCTTAGAAACACGTTGAAGCGCTCTTACCGAGTGGAGGCGAAGAAGGCTCTCGCCATCGCAAGAGCGCAGCTACAGGCAAGCGGTATGCAGGTGAAGGGCAACAAGGCCGACTGGACAAGGGGCGTTCGTTCGTACGTGTATAGCCGTGGCGGCTCTTCCATATGTGGCGTATCGCCGGAGCGCGCTGGAGCATAATCCGGTAAAGGGGCACATGCCCGGAGCGGACACGGCGGTCATTCAGGTGCTTTGCTTCGCCGCCGACTATAAGGGCAGTGTTCAGCTCGCCGAGGCGGTAAGGGCGGCACTCGAGGACAAGAGATACGAGTCTGAGGAGCTGAATATGCGCAGCTGCTTCCTTTCCGGAGCTGAGGAGTACTACGAGAATGATGCATATACGCAAGAGTTAAGTTTTACAGTTAAAGTTTGATTGACATATGAGCGATTACATTAATGGTAGTGACCTGTTGCTGAAGGTGGCAGGTAAACCGATAGGACATTGTACTACTCACACCACTACTTTCAATTCGGAGACTAAGGACCGCGCCGTCAAGCCGACAGCGGACAAGAAGAAGTCTTCCGGACTCTGGAAGGGTAAAGGTGTAACAGGCCTCAGTATCTCTATTAGCGCAGAGGGTCTTCGTTTCTACGACGAGACAGAGAACGGCTTCGAGGAGATTTCAGCTAAGTGGGGTAAAGGTCAGAGTGTGGAGGTTGAAGCATTCCGCAGAGAAGAGGATAGCGTGCCATACCTTAAGGGTAAG